ACAGAAGAAAGTATTTACTCCTACTACTACGGCTTCACTCCACGTATAAGTGTCAGTTTGTCTAACACTTGCTATATCCTCATATAGCTTGTAACACACAGTTAGCGTACCAAACTGGAATTACATTGTTTATATGGTATTTCAAATCTCTATTTCTAAGATAGAGTTTCCAACCTTATGCATTCCTATGTGCTACAAGCTACATACCAATGTAGCGTAGTACTCACACTGCTGATAACATTTACGCATACTACTTTAGAACACAGCATAGGTGTATGAGTACTACGCTACCTACTGCGACTAGGCAAGTGCAATAGTGAAAGGCACCTAGTCAGGAATTATGAATTGCAGTAGATAGCGAGCTATATATTATTTACAAAACTCGCAACCCTGTAAGTCTGGTGCAATATTAATACCACAGCTTTTACAAAAGTTATCTATAGTTTCTAATACACTAGCTTTCGCTATAGTATTATTAGCCATATCATCTTGTCTTATAACGCTTTCATTAGCACGAATTTCTGCTAATAGTTTTAAGCCTTCTTCTATAGCAAGTCTTTCTTCTATACTGGTACGCTTTACAGGGGCTTCTAACTCCCTGCAATCGTAGCATATATAGCCACGCACTAAGTTCTTGCTACAGTACTTGCATACTGAAGTCTTATCTTTAGCGTTATGAACTGGTTGTACATACTCGCGTACTCCATTTAGATTAGGAACTCGTGTATCTACAATAGTTTTATCCTCATCGTTATATACTCTTTTGGTTCTAGGAACACTAGAGTTTCTGTATTTCTTTGCCATATATAGTCACCTGCCTTTCATAGTCTAAATATATAAGCTAAAAGAAAAGTCAAAACTTTGACTTGAGAAAAATTTAACACAACTCAGTAATATTACTTCAGTATATAGCAGGTGGATTTGACAACCCCAATGCATAACTCCAGTAGACGCGCCAAGGATATATATTTAAATATATATCAAGAAAAAAAAATAAAAAAAATTTTTAATTCAAGTGTAGAGAAATACAGATAGTGAGAGTATATAGGCTGACTAGATAGGAACAGATTATGGTGTATATGACTAACTAGACATAGGAAACAAATATAAAAAAAAAGTAGTAGCCGACAATTAAGCCGACTACTACTAAGTATTATACTAAGACATATAGTCTTGTATTTCGCCTTTGAACCTAGCGTTCATATAGGCTTTGCATTCTTGTAAAGTAGGCACTTCTTCGAACCTATCGGATATCGCGTTAGTACCTATCTCTTCCATAAAAGCAGATGACATTGTGCCTGCTTTACTAGGCTTAAAAGCCTTTCGTGAAAGAATTTTGGGATATGCTTTGAACAATTCTTGTAGCTGAATAACAGCCTCGTATTGTTTAAGTATCCCTAAATTCTTGAATTTTCCATCAGTAGTTTGGGTCGCTATCATATAGCGTGTTTTACCCTCACTTTCAGGGGAAAATTCAAAAGAGGAAGAACCTCTTAACTTAACTAAGAGATAACCCTTAGGTAAATATTTCTTAGAAGATGGATATACTTGACATATATTTTCTTCCTCTTTTGTGTAGAACCTATGAATAGGTTTATTTGTAGCCATAATTAATCACTTATCCTTTCATATCGATATATATAGCTAATGACCAACATACTACGATAAGTCAAGTTAAACCGCCTTATAGAAGTACTTTCTTTACTGGATGCTTATGCGTACATATTAGTGCGTGTAGTACTTCTTAAGGAATTTAACTTTACTATTGTAGTAAAAGGTTCTTTGTGCTTTGTACAAAGGTTCTTGTTGGGGGTCATTAACTATATATATAACCCACAGTAGAAAGATGATAATAAAATAAGGAAAAGCAAAACACACTATAAAAGTAGCGGTGGTGGGTGGGTTGTGGCTACGTAAGTAATGAGTGTGTTTTGTGTATGACTATATTTTATATTAGCTTTCGGTTAGCTAGTACGAATTATGTATGGTGTTTAACAAAGGGTATCGTTTCCAAGGAAAGGTAGGACAAATTAAGTAACTATATAGTATTGTCGTGTAAGTATTACATATAAGTTAGTAGATAGTACCCTATCGTACTTGCACTGTGCGTTATAGTACGCCTGTGTGTTAGAGGGGGGATTTAACCTAGCCTCCCCTATATATCATTACGTAAGTAGAGAAAAGATTGCTGGTAATTGTGTGAGGAAGGAAAGTGGTGTAGGTTTGTTTACAGGCATTGTGAACAATCAAGAAGGTATAGATTGATAATCTACACCACCGTTCCTATTGTCCTATATTACCACACTATTGCTAGTAAAGAGAAAGAAAAAAAGAACTTTTTTTTATAGTACGCTTGAAGTGTGTAGTGCGTACAGCGAACCCTGTGTCACTCCCTCCCAACCAAGTGTTTAAGTTTAGTGAACATTATGTTTGCTTTTCCTTAAAAATTAAATATGTGAAGTAATAGCCTTTAACGCTAGTTACCACCGTGTAGCTAATCGGCTTTATCCTTCCAAGTATGTTCTTTGAAACCATTCCTTATGAGCTACTGATTTCAAATGCCTATGTATAAAACTATACTACTATTATAATTTTAAGCAAGTTAAAGGAGGATAGATGTTTGATTTTAAAGAGCAACTAGCAATAGGAGAAAAAGGAGAAAGATTAGTTAAGTTATTTTATGAACGACAGACTGATGACGGCTCCACTAAGTTTATAGTAAGAAAGACACGAATAGAGGAACAACTAAAGGGTGCTGACCTATTCATAATCAATAATGAACTAGGTATGAAGTATGTAGAAGTTAAAACTGACACACAAACTAAAGATACAGGTAATGTAGCTCTAGAGATACAGATAGTACAGGATGACGGCACAATGCAAACAGGTTGTCAATTCAAGACCTTTACTGACTATATGTTTTACTGGGCTTACCCAACTAATCAACTTTATTACTGGAACCCTGAACAACTAATACCCTTTATTGTTGACTGGTTAAGGGAAGATAAATACAGGATTATAGAGGCTGAAAATAAAAATTTTTTTTCACGCAACTTAATTGTGCCTGTGGATGACCTGCTCGCGACTGGCGTAGTACGCACTATAAATTTGAGTTTTCATATTTTGCAAGAGGTAGAAGAGGGTAAGGAGGCAAACCCTGCCTCTACCTCATAATATAGTATAATAAACAGATGGCTAAATACACAACTTGTAAAAGTTGTAGAAGACCTTTAGAAGTAGTACAATTTATAAAAAAATGTACTAATCTTGGTTGTATAGAATATAACAAACCGATTGGAGCTAAAGTTGTACGGAAAAAAATCCAAAAAAGCCAAGAAGAAGAATAATGGCAAAAGCAAAAAAAAATATATTTGAAAATCCTAATTTGCTCAAATCTTGGGCTATGGATGTAGTGGAGAATTGTGGTAGTGTTATTACTAACACACCACCACATATGGAAAACTTAGATAAGTTAATTACTGAGTTTGTTTCAGATTATAATAAACAAATGGAAAATAATGCCATATTACCTTAAATCAGGAAAGTTGTATAAAGGACCATATCACAAGATGAAAGATGGTAGTATACATACTGGTAAAACCCATAGCAAAACAAGTAAAAAATTATTTAGGAAAAAACCAAAATGAGCGTAACTTATAGAGGAGAAACTTTTTCAGGTTACAATAAACCTAAGAAAACACCTAAAGCTAGCAAATCACACGCTGTGTTAGCTAAGAAAGGTGACAAAGTAAAATTAGTTAGATTTGGACAACAAGGCGTTACAGGCGATGGTAAGAAAAATACTGCTAGAAGAAGGAGTTTTCACGCAAGACATAATTGTGCTGCAAAGAAAGATAAATTCTCAGCAGGTTACTGGGCTTGTAAAGTTAAGTGGTAGCTAAAAATATAATTTGTATTTCTCCTGAATGTGAAGAAAAACTTCCTTCTAATAAAAGAAAATATTGTTCTGACACTTGTATGTGGCGTGAACAAAAAAGAAAAGCTCGTTATAAAGAACAAGGCAGAAATTACGAACCTGTAATTAAAGAAGCTAACAAAGGTAAAGTAACTCAAGTTAGACGAGGTGCTCTTTATGATAAATTTGTAAATCAAGGATATGCTTTAGATTTAATTCAAGGCAGATTAACTAGACAAGAAATTGCAGATGAACTAGGTTGTACTGCAGCACACATATCAAGACTACTCGGTGCATTTCAGGAAGATTACGAAAAAGATAAACAAGCTGAGAATTGGGAAGTATCTGATGATGCTAAACAATCATTAGAAGATTTTCAAAATTTTAGAGATAGATACTTTTTAACAGAACAAGGTATTCCTTTTGAAACAGCAAATTTTCATCATAGATGGATAAAATCTATTAACAAAGCTTTACTTAATGGTGGTCAGCAAATGATACTAAGTCCACCACGACACGGTAAAACTGAGTTGTTAATACATTTTGTTATATGGCTTATTTGTAGAAATCCTAACATAAGAATTATGTGGGTAGGTGGTAATGAAGATATTGCTATGAACTCTGTAATGTCTGTTATGGATACCTTAGAACAAAACGAAAAATTAAAAGAAGATTTTTGTGGACCTGGTGGTACATTTAAACCTGCAACTAGAGCAGGAAAGATGTGGTCTAGGAATGGATTTACAGTATCTACTAGAACAGTATCTGGTATTAAATCTCCAACAATGATTGGTATTGGTCGTGGTGGTAAGATACTTTCTCGTGACTGCGACTTAATTATTGCAGATGACATTGAAGACCATAGTTCTACTATGCAACCAGCATCAAGGGAAAATACTAAAAATTGGTGGACAACTACTTTAGGTT